CTTGGTATTTATCGTTGAAATAGTTGTTGTTGTAAGTGAAACGAACTGGAAGCCTCTTTATGATAGAGGGTGGTAACTCAGTAGCAGGTTTTCTCCATTGCTTCTCAGTATACCCCTTTATCAGTTTTTCATATATATCCTTACCCACTAATGAAAGTGCTTGTTCTTCAAGATTAGTAACCTTACCATTAAATCGTTGTTCTTCAATCTTTTTCTTTGCTTCGTATGGAGTAGTCACACCCCACATTTGATTGAATGTATTCATGTTGAATGGTAGGGTATAAATCTCACCTTTGTAGTTAGCTACAACACTATGTGCATATTGTCTGAATTCTGCGAACTGATTTATGTAGTCCCAAACTGACTTATCATTGGTATGAAAGATATGAGCACCATATTTGTGAATATGAACACCATCTCGTTCTTCGGTATATACGTTACCACCAATATGGTCTCGTTTTTCTAAAACAAGTACACGTTTACCCATCTTGGTGAGTTCATTAGCACATATTGAACCAAAGAATCCTGCGCCAACAATAATATAGTCGTACTTATGAGTTGAGTCCATTTAAAGCAATTTCATGTAATTCGTTACAAAGTGTACCAGTGTTGTAATACGCTGAATTTTCTATTAAGAATGAAAACTCTGGAAATGGATTGGGTCTATCAGGATTAATTAGAATAGAAGTAATATGTATCATATTTTCCCATTGCTCCAAACGTTCAAAAGTTTGTGCTAACCTTATATAGTGTTCGTTTCTTCGTGGATTAAATGTACTAGCAACTTTTAAGTATTCTATACATTTATCAATGTCACCTAACCACTCATACGCATCCGAGATTAACATACATGCGTAATATCCCATATCATCTAATGACTTAGAATGATTTCTTGTCTTAAAATCATGATTCATGTTAAGGTACTGACTATAATAGAATATACATCTACGAGCATATTCATCTGAGTGGTCCTTACCAAATGGTAGTGTATCTACATCACGATAACCATCGTTATAGGACTTAGCTATATACCATAAGTGATATGAATCTTCTAATACCAAGTTTGTAGGAACTTTGTCTAATTCTAAAGTAAGCCCATCGGTAATGAACTTCATAGGAGCTAACCAAGTATCACCATCGTTTGTAATGATGTGTCTAAAAGACTTTGGTAGATTTACTCGTTGGAAATCTTCACCTCTATTTGGTAAGTGAATCGTTTCATGACGCTTATCGTGTTGGAAGAACCAAGGTAGATTAGCGTTCCACATCCAAGTACGGAAATATAATGAATTACCAGGGTCTGCGACTATATTCCAAGCTTCAACGGAGTTGTCATTAAATATAGACCAATCAAAGTCATCATCAACTTGTAATTGCTCATCAGCATCCATACGTAGAATCCAATCACACCCATGGTCTGCTTTCATACATTCTTGTAGGGTATGGTCACGATTCCAACCAGGAAAGTTCCAATCAACATAATAAGTAAATCCAGGAATATTATTGGATTTAAAGAAGTTGTCAATAATTTCTCTTGTATTGTCTTTACCATTACATTGAATTACGTAGTAGTCAATGTGATTCACAACTGAGTCTAACATACGTTGGATTGTAGCTTCTTCGCTACCCACCATAGCATTTAGACATATTTTAGTAGTCTTCATAATTTATACGCTTAAATATTCTGCTTTTTGTTTTACACCAATCATTCGTTTGACCTCTTGACCATTCTCCAATAGAACGACTGTTGGAATACTACGAACGTTGTATTGTTGAGCGGTAGTTGAGTCTTCGTCGATGTTGATTTTTTGTACTGGGATTGTGTTACTAACCTCTGACATAATTGGTCCTAACATTCTACATGGACCACACCAAGGTGCTGAGAAATAAAGATATTGTTTCATATTAACTTTTATTTAATTTATATTCACTTTTGATGGTGAGGGGGGTAGCGAACTCCCCCCACCGATTTCCGAGAACTATCTCGGTCCTAAGATGTGGTCTTCAAACCACACTTCGGTTACCCATCACACGAGACACAATCGGGGTCAGTAGCTCTCGTAGCAATATCACCACGAAGTACGGATTCCGTTCTCATATAATAAAGGGTTTTGATTCCTTCCTTCCAAGCTTCCATATGGACTTGGTTAATCCACTTAGGACTTGCTTGAGATGGAAATGCAAGATTTAGGGAAACTGCTTGGTCAACATATTGTTGTCTGATACCTGCTTGTTTTACTAATTCTAACTGATTGATTTCTTTGAATGTTTTAAACACATCCTTCATCCAATCAACTTGCTTATTGTCGATATCGATTTGGTCGATACTATCTTTATGTGTAAGTTTACCATTAACGTATCCCCAATTGTCTAACTCATTTAAGTCTTGAACTGAACCACCATCTTCGAGTATTTTACCCCAAGTATCTTTGTTGTTGATACCAACTTTACGTAATGCTCTCTCCAACTCTTGATTCTTACGAATAAATGTACCCTTTGCAGTTTGTTCAGTAAAGACATTTGCTGCCCAAGGTTCGATACCGGCGGAAACGTTACCACTTAATTTAGAGTTAGATACCGTTGGAGCAACTGCTCTCAAGTGGGTATTTCTAAATCCACTACCAACACACCATAGGGGTTCTCCATATTCTTGTGCCAAATCTCTTGATGCCCTCTCAGACTCAATTTTTATTTGAGAGAATATCTTACGAGTTTCGAACTGAGCAGGAAGACCTTCAAATGCCATACCTTTTTGTTGTAAGTATGTATGCCATCCAAGAACACCAAGTCCTAAAGCACGACCCTTTTCAGCTGAACGTACTGAGTTCTCAAAACCTCTCATATTCTTTGCTCTTTGAATGAACTCTTCGAGTACACCATCCAAGAACCACGTTGCGGTATAGACTAAATCGGTATGTTTCCACTCATCGTACTTGGATAAGTTTAGTGATGATAAACAACACACAAAGGAGTGTGACTCATCAGTATGTAAAGTGATTTCAGAACATATATTAGTCATATGTACCTTCAACCCATTGTTCTTATACATCTCTGGGTTTTGTTTGTTTACGTTACCCTTATACATTACATATGGTTGACCAGTTGCTTTACGTTTCTGAAGTACCTTACCCCATTTACTACGTGCCTCTGGATTTCCATCTTCCAACTTTCTCATAAACTTATCACCAACGATTACACATTGATTTAAGTTCAAACATTGTCTATTTACGTCACCCTTTGGTTCTCTGATTTCAATCCATTCATCGAAGTCTTCATGTTCGATGTTTAGATTCACCGATGCAGCTCCCCTACGTACTGCTCCTTGGTTTGTAGCAAGGATTGTAGAGTCGTAAATCTTTGCGAATGGTACTACACCATCAGATGTTCCGTTTTGAGTGATTTTAGCACCAGCGGGTCTAATCATATTGATACCGACACCAACACCACCACCGTGTTTAGCAAGTAACATCAACTCAAGGTTTTTCGACCCAATCTCTTGGATAGAGTCACCTACATCAATACCAAAACAAGATATTGGCAATCCTCTATCAGTACCAGTATTTGAAAGTACAGGCGATGCTAAGTTCAACCAACCCTTCCAAATGTAATCAAAGAACTTTGATGCCATTTGTGGTTTATCCAATCGTCTAGCAACTGCGGTAGCTACTCTCCAATATGCATCCTTTGGCTTCTCACCACTAAGTAAGTAACCTTTGGATATGGTCTTAACGTAAATTTCAGTATTTGCCCATGTTGGGAAGTCTACTCCGAGTTCCCAACCTAATTCTTCTCCGTAATTCTTCATAACTTATTAAAATATATCGTCCCAATCTTCACCTTCATTTGCCTTACTATAATCAGTAGGTCTCAATGCGAAGAAGTCCGTATGTGTATGTCCACCAGTTAAATGATAGAACCATTCTAATTGTGCTGCTGAGTCTTCATCGTGTGTAAACGTTGATTCGTAACCCAACTCATTTAATTTTTCATTTAGTCGTTGATTGATAAAGTTCTTTAGGTCTTCTTTTTTAAGATTATCCAAATCACCCATCTCAAACATCTTATCAATGTATTTGTGTTCCAATACTTGAATCAACTTTGCAGCTTCTTCTATTGAATCCTTACAATCGTCTAATAATTCAGGATATTCGTTACACATATGTTTGAATAACTGGCACCCCATTCTTGAGTGTAACGATTCATCACGTACCGACCACTTCATTTGTTGACCAATACCTTTCAACTTATTTCTCATTTGAAATGAGTACAATACTGCAAATGACGAGTAAAGTGCAACTCCTTCAGTAAATGCTGAGAATATAGCGAGTGAACGAGCAACTTCTTTACGAGCTTCTGAATTGTTCTTCAAATCTTCGTGAGTGTAATTGTTTGTAACTTCAGCTAAGTTCTCAAAACGTTCAGCAGTAGCAGGTTCGTGTAAGAATGCCTCAAAGTCTTCCAATCCAAGTGACTCATTCAAATATGAATATGCAGTTGCATGAATGGTCTCTTGTGAACCGAACATCATTGCCATTTGTTTAATCTCATGCTTTGGAAACCAATTAGTGACCATAGTGGTCCAATAATCGGATACGGCACATTCAGTTTGTGCGAATCCAAGTAGGATATTACCTACTAAGTTCTTTTCTTCGGCAGTTAGATTTTCATTCCAATCCTTGATATCACCTTGCATTGGTATTTCGGTATGTAACCAAAATGCCTGTGCTTGTTTCAACCAACCTTCGGTGTAATATTCTGGATATTCAAATGGTTTGAATGGTATACGATTGTCAAATAGACCCATACGGATTCCTTCGTTAAATTGTTAGACATTATGTTTATTGGGGTGGTAATATATAGTCTCTAAAAACCAATATCACCACTCATTTCTTTATATTTTTGTGCCAATTCCTTTCTTACTAAACTCTCCCCTTGTTTCATATCTTTTTGGGTTTGTCTACCATTTATAGAATCCTCATTATATATGTGTATTTGGCCAGTTGAGAAGTTTGCTTTAGATGGGAATGTCATACCATCAGGTCCAAAACGATTCTTAATAACGTGCCATCTACCAGTACCTGCGAGTTTATCTTCTATTTTTCGAGATAAAGATACCACGAAATCAGCAGTCATCATCTTAGAGAATGAACCGGCAATCTTAGTACCTGTAATAATATCATCCTCTGCACCACTTCTATTAATCTGAGATGCTGTGAAAACTGGAACTTCATATTCACCTGCCATACCTCTAAGGTCTTCAATGATTTCTTCCAACTCCTCGTGTCTCTTTTCTTTTTGTGGTCCTCTCAACAAATCAGCGTAATCGACGATAACTAAATCAGGCTTCTTACCTTGAAGTATCATCTTGTCCATATGTGCTTTGAGTGAGGTTACACTTGCGGTTTTGGTAGGATAATGTTTGATTATCAAATCACCTGACGTGTTTTGGACTGTTTTCTCAACATCTTCCATATTGTACTTTAGATTAGCAACAGCAACACCACTTAGAACGGCATCATATCTCTGACCAGTATACCCTTCATTTAATTCGAGTGTATAATGAGCCACAGTTTTACCTTTCTTCATAGCGTTTGCCCCGATGTTCACCAAAGCCCACGACTTACCAATTCCCGGTGGAGCAGCGAATAAGATTAACTCACCCTTACCAAACCCACCTTGAGTAATCTCATCAACAACATCCCATCCAGTAGATACAACGTTACGAACTGAATCTTCATATCGCTCAGCTATCATTACTTTGTAATCGTGACCTATGTCGGAATCTTGACCTGCTTTCATTGCAGTATCAATGTTCTTCTTTATGGTCTCATACTTACCATCTTCTAAGAGTGTTACCGAATCTAAGATTGCGTTCTTAATAGACTGGTTCTTACAAAAGTCAAGTGTTTGTTCCTTTACATATGTTAGGTCCTCACTATCTAAGTGATTCCAAGCAAATTTAAGGGTATCTACCACCGAAGTCTTTAGTACGTCCCTCTCAATAGTGTTTATCTTAACTTTAAGGACATCCAAGGTTGGCATGGTCTGATACTCATCAAAGTATTTCATAGTGGTTTTAACTAACCACTCAGACGATTCGGAATCAAAGTACTCTGGCTTCAATATATCATAGATTTGACGAGTGAACGACCTATCTGATATAATCGATGAGATTACCTTATTCTGAAATGATGTACTGAACTTACTTCCTAACTTCTCCATATAGAGACAAATATACGAAATTTATTTTTACTATCCAAACTTAATTTAATAAAAGTGGTGGATTATATTGGTAACCCGCTTCACGTTTCGCTATATGCTTTGGAAATGGGTATTGTATAGTTTGTTTATACAACCCATCTACATATTCAAAACTACTCAAATCTTGATATTCACCATCTTTAGCAAATATATTAGATAATCGTATACAATCGTGTATCTCGTCATAACCACCATATTTAGAATATAAGTGAATTGGCCATAGTTCCTTTTGATAATGACAATCAGCGAACAATCGTATTTCGAATGAAATCTTAGTAATGGTCTCGAATATCTCCTTTATCTTGATTGGGTCATATTCCCCAATCACAGCAAAATCAACATCCCATGATACCCAATCCTCCAATAACCCACCAACTACATAGAGTTTGTATTCTGATATATACTTAGATTCGGATAAGATACGAGATTGCATTAATTTAAACATAGGGTGGTCAATACCACCAATGCCTAACCACCCACGTTGTTTATAGGTGTGATACTCAACCTCACCGTTCCATATCTCAGTTCTCCAAT